CGGGAATCGAACCAGTGTGCCGTTGTGTAGTAACGGTTAGCCTCCAGGCTAATTAAACGACAGATTTTACATTGTTATAAAAAATCTTATAAAAACATAGCAACGAATGTTGTTACAACAAATCATCAATGTTGGACAAGTGCTGGGGATATGCCACGTTACTCTCGTAAGGCGTGGTACCATAGTCCACAGAATAGACTCGTTCCAAAAACTCATTAACAATCACATCACCCAATTTGAGCGACAGTATATGGTCGACCATGACATCCATGTCGTGGTCAGTTACTCCATATCGTTCACGTAAACATTCGCGACTTATGACTTCTTGGGTGTTCACAACGCCAAGAAATCGCTCGCGCAACGCGTTCAAGACCATGCTTGACGGTTCATTTTTCAAAGCTGTAACTCGCTGGTGCAGGAGTTTCTCAAAGCGGTCCACTACAGACAACTTATCATACTCTGCCTTCGACAATCCTAGTTTCAGGGGCGACAATTCACCGTCAACTACACCGAGACTACGAAAGATTGGCCCATAAACTGACCAACTCCTTCTTGCTCGCTCACTATAGGCCCTTTTCAAAAAGGTGCCAGCATTAAATGAGTACCTCCGCTCACACGTGAGGGTCCAGCCAAAGTCGCTGAACCCTCCAATGATCGCATCACTCAGGGGGATTCCACGCAGTATGCGCAGATAAATTCCATAAGAACCTCCGATATTTGTTACATCATTTTTCGGTGTCGTTAAGGTCTCTCCTGAGTACTCAAAGGTAGTTTCTGGGAGAAGTTTCACATATTCACTTCTCTTATCTGGATTGCGGACAATTGTAGGTTTGGACGAAATCGCTAAAAGTCGTACCATTTCCTCTTCCATGCCCATCTGCTCAGCAAGCCACATCATAATGACACTAACGGGGAATCCGTTCGATGCATCACAAGAGCTAACGTCGGTCTCAAAAATGTTGAAACCAACAGGGGTTCTCTCCACGAGAAAACCATCATCGGAGAAATATATAAAGGTGATATCGTTGGGTTGAAGCGCATACAAGCTCTGGTAGAGCTTGTCGCTTGCACCACATTCGACAGCATCAGAATACATCGTCCGGAATGTCCCGCCATTAGGCATCTGACCATACTCAAGGGGGAGCATCGTCATGTGCTTGATGGCGCTAACACAAGCCTGAGAGGTGAGGGACAATTCACCTGCGGAGGCGTACAACCGTCCTGGTTTACCAACTTTAGCAAACTCAAACTTAAATTTTGACTCGAACTCGCCTAGTCCGTTCAAAACATTAGCTAGACAGTCATCACTCTCATACCATTTGATTCGTAACAGAGATTTCGGATGAGGAAGATGCACAAAACACTTGATCCACTCGACTTGGTGGATAAATGCAAAAGCAGGGCTGTACAAATACTCGACAACCCAATTATGGATCTCTCCATAAGATGTACTCATCATCTTATTTATGGATCTCCACATCCGCCATCTGTAACTCCGATGCCCAAACAAGTTCTGCTGTAGCATGGCCAAAAAATCTGAATTTTCGCCTGAGAACTTATAATGATTGGACTCGGATGGAATGCCTGTAGTGCGTGTCACTGGACGGGTCTTGAGAACGAACTCTCGTTGTTCCAGACCAGGCCTAATGATCTCTCCACCACAGACACGAGCAACTAACTGAGCTGCCGCAATGGATTGTGCCCCCAGTAACTTAAACTGGTTGGCACGTAAAGTCAACTCGTTTTCCCGCGCTTTAAAATAACGTGAAAGTGCGGAACAAACGTTGGATCCATTGTTAGCGTAAGTTGTAAATCCTTGAACGCAAGTGAAGTTGGCCCAAATCGTCTTGTTGCTCGCTGTATCGTTCTTTGCGGGCAACATTGTATCAAACGTTGGATACCTCAACACTTCTCCGTCTTTGACCGTGTCGAAACTAAACCCATGACTAGCAAGTATTTTCCACATTTGGTTATACTTGTAGACAGGCTGGATAGATTCGGTATACGGTATCTTGACGACGATGCTTGCGTTAAGCGGCACGAACAGTTTTCGCGCCAAGGGGAGGACATCACCTGGAAGGGCAACACTTGCATTCCTAAAACAATAGAACACAAAGTGATCATGCACAACTAACCTGGGGAAGCACGGGTACAAGAACTCCTCAAAGAACCGGAGAGCTGACGAGTAATTTCGTGACTCGTTTGGCAATATACCTAAAGACAATGTTGCCAATTGTGCTAACTCATGTGATATCCTCACTGTTCGACCCGGGAAAACCTGGCCAAAAGCGACGAACTGGTGGATGAATGTACTACTTTCCACATCCATCTCCACATCATACCCTGTGTCACCTGACCCATGGTCACACACATACCTCTCTGGACTACCCAGAAAGCGAGTGCATGATTTCTTACCACGAGTGTACATTGTGCCATTGAAGTGCTGACACTTTACCCTTGAAGCGGATGACATTGGTATTGAGACTGACATCTGTGACGTCTCGTCAACACCAAACGCGAAGTCCAAAGACTCTTGGACTTCCATTGGATGTTGGAAACGACACTTATCACCATGTGGACAACTCTTGGAAGCAGCATCATACTTGAGGCATGGTGTGCTGAACTTCGGCAGAGATCCATCTTTCTTCTTATGGGATGTCGTCTGGCGATGCTTGTTCGTCGCCGTTTCCCGGTTCCTTCTTACACGACCGGGGTTGTCCAAATCATCGGAACAAGTCCATTCTCCATGTGTCCCGGACAACTCGGAACTCACGAAGACCTTTGAACGGCCGGTCCGTTTTACCACCTTCGTATGTGGCCACACGCTCACACTAGTTAGACTAGCATGAGATTGAGGGGGATATTCCCCACATGAACCATTCAATGGTAAGCATGTGGGGAATAACGTCTGCCAACTTTGCCTTGACGGCACCCAATGATTGGACAGACGGGTAGAACTATATGCAGGATACTTGGTATAATCCGTGCACAAACACGCCCACATGTTGTGCGACAGCGCACACGTAACAAGCTTATTCAAAGCTCGTTCCCCGTGCACACTCTGCAGGAACACTAAGTGTTCCACGCCCAAATCCCAGACTTTAGAATTAATTGCCATTGGTAAAATTATCATCTAATCTGTCAGTGTTATAGCACACTACGCATTGAAAGGGATAAGGTGAGCGTATTAGAAGGCCGCTAACCTGAGGTGCCCCCATTTCTGGGGGCACGCCCTCTATCACTAATCGTAGAAGGTCTCTGTATGGGGTAATCACGTCTTGGACAAGCAAGCCGCATTGGTCAAGGAAGGGGTGTCACCTGCGGTGAGGCCCTAGTTCTGGGAGACTTGACTTACGGGGTCCGTATTGTGTTGAGACTTAACGAGTCGTTATACTTTCGCGAGGGGAAACGACACTTTTAAACTCTGATCAAGGATGGGAGTGTTCCATTTATGCCCGTTGGCACCTTGGAGTTGCCTATTGTTTAAAACACCATCGGAAGGTGTCAGTGCTCTGTGAGCACGGAATTGGGATCTGTGGAAATGTGACACCACGAAAACCCCAAGTGTAAGTTTGATGGGCTTCTACACGATACCCGGCAAAAAATTAATTTTACATAGCCAAAGTTGCTAGAGCACCAACCAGTGGGTTCTTGGAAGCTTTATTTAAAAAGTCAGCTCCTTTTGAAATCCATTGGAATGCTTTGGTTCCTGCAACGGTTGCTAACGCAGATTCAACAATTGATGTGTTGCCGATAAGGCTCGATAATGAACTTGAAGCGATTGGGGCAGCTGGGGTTGTTGTTAAGTTGGGGGTGCCTTCGAGGTGGTAAATGTATTCAACCTGCAAGCACGGGGCGGTACTCGGTACTCCTTCCCAGTACAAGAGGATTGCACAACCTCCGGACATTCTGAGCGGATCTTTGTTACTGGTCGATCCGATCACACCAACTGAGTTTACCAAGAGGTCATCACCAACGTCGTATGTGGCGGAATAACCTGTGGTATCTGTGGAATTTCTGAAATTGAAGTAGCTTGGTGAAACATAAGTTCCAGCAATCTCAAGGTCGCCGTGTGTGAGATCACCGAAAGTGAGTTCAAAGCCACTAGGCAAGTTCAGTATATTGGACGAGTTGTGAGTATCGGCGCTCATACCTGTAATACAAGCCACACCATGCTTGTTACTTAAGGTTCTGTTGGCCAAGTTATTCAAACCTGGTATTTCATCCCCGACAGGGGCGATAGCAACAATCAGTCGACCAGTTGCAGAGAGCTCTGGCAAAAGATTGCTGATCTTGATACCCCATGATACTACGCGGTAAGTACTAAGTGTCGAGGATAAATTGTTAGTTGTGGAGGTTCCTATGGCAGCTCCAAAGTAGGGTAAGTTGTTGGCGTATTTACCCATGCTAGTTGTATTGATACATCCATCAGTGGCAACGTACGTGCTGGCCGAGGCTATCATCTTAGTGTCGACACAAGAGAGCAGGGGATTGGGTAGGAACATGACTGAGCCTCCAGTCAGAGAGTTGACACCTCCCAGAACTACAGTTCCATGCAAGTGGTAAGTTGCTGTTGGAAAAGAGAAGAGATCGGGGACGCGCATTCCTTGGGCCTCAGCGGAAAATGGGTTCTTCAAACCACTAGAAAACCGATTCATCAGGGGGTTTTTAGCTGAAGATACCACTGCCGAAGCCTTAGGACTCCTAGAAGCAGGCTTACTAGTCCGACTAGTATTTTTGCTGTTTTTATTATTTTTTGTATTTTTATTCTTAATTGAGACGGGAATTAAATTTAGCCATATCATCCATGTTAATCAGCGTGGATGTGGTCCCGATAGTCCAAACTGGTTCAGGACTTTTTATTACACGTCGGGTCTTACTTAAAAGGTCACGTGGTCTCAACTTTTTGCCGGAAGCAACGCGGTTGAGGTACTGCAATAGCCGCTGCGGTCTTTGGCATCCGATCAAATCGCCAGTCGATCTGGGAAACTTGCCATCACGCTAAACCAGTGTACCTCAAGCGCATAACTTGCAAGGGCTTAGTTTATAGTTATATTTACGTATTTCGACGGAACTAATGTTCAAATGATATTATAGCATTTCGGCTCTCTCAGGGCTCTAAGCCTCAGGGAAGTTGTGTAGGCGTTAACGACTCCATCGTAACCTGGATGGAAAGCAAGGGGTTTAACCAAGCAAGTAAACTCACTTGTGCTGTCTGTTCAGCACTCTTGAAGCGACCAACTCCACAATGTGCTCCAATCTACCAAGATTGGGCATACAAAAAGTTTGCAACCATCGAAAGATGATTCACAGTTCTAAAATAACTAACTGTGGGCGGGGAACTTCCTCAGCAATTGCTGGTCATAATTGACATAGGTTCCAAAACGTGCACGACGAGTGGTGCACGAAAAAGTCTCCGTG